CAATTGCTCGTGCGGCAGAACGTGCGTCATTGTCATTTTCGTACAATGCATCCTGTACCCATTTAGGCTGGTCTTCTGCCCAAGTATGAAAGTCGTCACTGTCACGAATTTCATCAAAGTCAGGATGCAAACGCATAAGTTCTGCTTCAGCTTTTTCTTTAGTTGCACTAAGTTGCATCTCATCAATTGCTTTGAGGCGTTCTTCCAAAGCAGATGATTGCTCACGTGCTTTCTTCATTGCAATTGTTTCAACGATAGCTGCTACGTCTGGATAATCTCTTGCCCACTGTTCAATGTCTTCATCAGACTTAGGCAGCTTCATTTCTTTTTTAGTAGCTTCACTTAGCTGTCGTTTAAGAGTTTCTAACTCAGCTTTAAACTCTTCAGCTTGTTTCTGTTGATGCCTACGTAGATCAGAGTAACGCTTCTTAAATGTTTTCTCTTCTGCTGATGTAGGCTCTTCTTCTTCAGGTTCAGCAGCTTCTTGCTCTACCTCACCTCGTTGTTCCTTGAGCAACTGTTCAAGTTCTTCTTCTTCCATTTTGCGTTTTTCTTCGTTAGTGTATTTACGATTTGCAAACGCAACTTTCTTTTCAGGCTGCATTTCTTCAGCCATAATTGTAGCAGATTCTGCCATTTTTCTATTCTCCTAGTTGGGGCCAACCGTAGCCACATCGGGGTGGGGGATCAGGTAGCCAACATATATGTGGACTATTTTTTAGAAGCTAGTCCACCTCGCTTCATCTTTTTAGTTTTAGGTTTTGGTTTGTTAATTAAACCACCTTTAGCGCGAAAATCATCAAAACCTCCGCCTATACCACCGCCACCTCTGTCTGTATCTCTATCGTATCCAGTGCCACTTCCTGTACCACTAGAAGATGAACTTCCGCTCCAATCTGCACCAGAAGATTTAGTAGTACCGCTAGATGAAGGACCACTTCCATCACCTTCTTTTTTAGGTGCTTGTGATGGAGAAGTGCCTCTATTAGCTTCAAAAGGATTAATTATCCGTCCTGTATCTTTATTAATATTTCCCTTTTCTGCCTGTTTGTACATTTCTTGTTTTACAGCCCGAATATTATCTCTTTCTTCTTTTGTTTCTGCTCTACTTAGTGCTTCTTCATATCTATTGTCTACTGCTTCTTTGCGAATGTTAAAATCACCAGAACGTAATACGTCAGCCACGACATCTTTATTTGTTAGATTTGTTTTTAATGTATTGTATTCTTTTCCAGTTAAAAGATATTTTTCATCTCCTCGTTGCAAAGTTACTTTTGCGCTTTCTGGAACGGGCTTTCCCATTGCTAAAGAAAAAGCAGTGGCTCCTGCTGTAGCAACTCCGGGAATAAATGTATCACCCATATCAAAAGAAACACCATATGTATCTCCAAGAATGGCCAATCGTCCACCACCCGGACCATACATTTCTTCTTCACGGCGTTGACGTTCTGCGTCACCATCTCCTTCTGGTTTAGTAACTTGTGTTGTCTGGTATGTTGTAGGCGCAGTGGTTACTTCTTCTGTCTTAGTTGCTGTGGGGTCAACCCAGCTATAGCCTTCAGGCAATACTTCGCCCGGAAGAAGTTCACCGCGACTGCCCTTTTTAATGCGTAGTTGAATTTCCTGACCTGCTTCATTACGGAAGGTAGCAAACTCAAAGTCTACCTCTGGAACACCCGGACCCGTAATTTGTCCGAAAGTCGGCAAAGGTGTAGGCATTGTTTGAACAGGAACGTATGCTTGTGCGGGGCGACTTACTGGCTGCACAAACTGTTGTGAGGCAGCTTGAACAGGTTGTGTAGCAAATGAAGTAGTAGGCATCGGTGCCGCTTGGTATCCCGATATTCCCATTTCTTGCTGCTGTTGATTAGCAGGAACAAAACCACCTACATTATACTCTAGTTCGTCTTCCATGTCAAGATCATTAATGTCAAATGGAATGTCGTCAGGAATAGTGGCTTCTTCGCTATTACCCATCTGCCCCATTTCTTCCATCATGCGTAGACCCATCTTAGCTTGTTGGCGCATACGCATAAGAGTGTCCAGTCCCCAGTATCGAACTACATCTGCTGGAAATACAAACTCTCCTTCACTAAGCTGTGCAGGGATGTCATCACGTACTTCTTCTTGTGTAGAACCGGGCGGCACGTCGTTGCCAGACACAGGGTCTACTGTGCCGCCTTCATCCATGAGTCCACCGTCCTCAAAAAGTTCCATTTGTTCTTTCATAGGTACTACTCCACCTTCTTGCAGCATCAAGCCGCCTTTATTCTTCATGTATTTTGGATCACCTTTAGTCATACCACCAAACAAACCTTTAGCTTGATCTGGCTCAAGAAGCATATAGCTATCAGCAAATCTACTATTCATGTCTATAGTAGAAGGGTCTATTTCGCCTCTACTAGCTTTTTGTATCTGCTCTACAAGAGCATCTAAACTCTGCTCGTCTGTACCTTCATGTTCATTTTTATACACAAAGGAATCATATCCGTGTTTATTTGCCGTTTGTTTTAGCGTATTAAACCACTCTACACGGTCTTTTTGATTATTTATTGTGTCTAGCCCAATCCGTTTTGCTTTATGTGCCTGAAGAATTAGGTCTTTCCATAATTTTTCATCCATTCCCATGCGCATTACATCAGGAAGCATAGAGTATGTATCACCACCAACTGTAACCCGTGGAGCCTTTGCTAACAAATATGCATCAGCCGGATCACCAAGTAACAATTCAATTCTCTGTCTATCGCTTTTAGCCACAGACATATTCCCTATCCAACGCATAGGCTCTTTAAAAGAACTAACATCTGGAATACGAGCAGGTTTAAGATTTTCTTTTAGTACCATAGGCAGAATACGCTCATCTTTAACCATTTGTTCGGCTAAATCTTTATCGTACTTTATATTTGTAGAGCCTCTTGCATTTGCTTGCGCAGCAGTTCCGACATGAAAACCTATGTCACTTGTACCACTACCTATTACGTCAGCTGTGTCAAAATCTTTTTTAGTTAAATGAAATACCCGTGATGCAGGGTCTTCCGGGTTATACCCTTTACGCACTGCTTTTGCCGCTTTTCTTAAACCCTTTGAAGCTGCATCACCTATAATTGGAACAAGCCCTAATGCTCCAGCAGTTCCTTCAATAGCAGCACCAACATAATCGCCTTCATCTATAGCATCGGAAGTACGTTTTGCAGCAATAGCTTCACCAACACCCGGAGTTGATTCTGCAATAAACATTGGACCTTCTTCTTTAATAGTCTTGCGAATAGACTTTAAATCAGCCATCTGCTCTGCAAGCATTTCTTCTTTTGTGCGAGTATCAACACCACTGTCAATATCTTCTGCCTCTTTTATTGCTTGCATTTGTGCTTCAGTCGTTGCCAATTACTTCATCCCTAAGTTGTTTTAGTCTGCGTAGCACCGCAATTGCACCTTGCTGTCTGTGCAACGCAATAACGTCTGTTGATTGTTCCATTACTTTATGATGCTGATTAATCATATCATCTAAGTAATTACTGAATGCCTCCCATTGGCGGCTGTTGTTGGCCCACGGCTTGAGGCGGCTGAGTATCTGTTGTTTGTCCATTTCCACTAAATCCTTGTTCACCCGGAATAGGAGCCTGTCCTACACCAATTGTACCGCCGCCAGCACCAGATGTATCCATAGCGTCAGCACCTGCTGGTGCTGGCTGTTGCTGTGGTTGTTCTGGTATTGGTGCTTGGAACTGTTTCATCAGTTCTGCTTGCAGGGCGGCTTCATTCATATTGTTGGTTACTTTGTCGGGATCAAGGTCCATAGACTTTGCAATCTCACGGATTACATACTGGAACTTTGCAAAAGGTGCCAGAGCAGGACTGCTTGCTACCTGCAAGAACTGCATCAAGCGTTGGCTACGTACTTCATTAGCCATCAGGCTTTCTGTACCACGTGCTTTGACTTCTAAATCACCTTTGATTTCAGGGTCAAAGTCAAACTGCATGTTAAAGCGGAAGAAACCCTCGCCAAGAGGACGAAGCAAATAATCATCTACATTCTTGATAACGGTCTTAATACTGCCAGCAGCGGCACCCATAAGCATTGAGATACCGCTAGCCGTCCGACCAACACCAGATACGCCAGTTTGCCCGTGAGCAAAAGATGGGAAGCCAGTGCTTTCATCCGCAAGGACACGTGCCTTATCAAACAGCATCATGTTTTCGCTAGACACATTGGGAAACTTAGTTCCAAAGATAGCTTGACCCGGCGCACCGCCTTGTCTACGGAATATCTTGCCCGGATAAAGCGATAGGTCTTGACCCGGAACCAAGTTAGTCTCATCAACTTCAACGATAAGATTACCCGATAATACCGCATTATCTACTGCCATACGCATAAAGCCATTCATTAGCGTCTGCGTATCGTCCATATTTTCTGCAATACCTACACCAAAGAAACTGTAAGGATTAAGTTCATACGGTGCAGCCACGTAAGGAATACGTGCTGGCTTAAATGGATTAAGAACCATACGCAGAAGTTTGCCATTACAAATCCAGACGTTTGCTTGCAGTTCGTCAAAGTCTTTCAGTTCACGTGGAACATCTACGTTGTTTTCTTCAAGTAGTTCTGTATCTACAGTACCCCAATATTCTAGTACCTCAAAACGATCAATGCCATGTTCTGGTGCATAGTCAGACAGATCATCTTCCCAATATTTCTTGTTATAGTTTTCCCCCATTTGAATGGCTTCATCAATAACTTGGCTACGGAAGTAAGGACGCTTTTTAAGCTGCCGCATTTGAGAGCGTGACATCTTATGTCGTTCAATAACAAACTGTGCTTCATCCATATTATTGGCGTCAGGGTCTGGATAAAAGTTCCAGACGGATACGTGATTTACCTGCGGCACGGTTTTAAACAGTGGATCATACTCGCCGTCGTCATTCCAGTTAGGATATTCTTTATCTGTAGCAAACGGACCTTTCATAATGCCCGTACCAAACAACGCCATTTCAAATGCACTACTACGCAAATTTTTGTTAGCACCAGACTCTTCAAGTTGGTCGTGAATTTTTTTCTGCATCTTTTTAGCTGCAATCATTGCTGGGCTAAATTCAATTGCAGTTGGTGTTTTACCCGGACCTTCTTTCAGTTTGTCTTCTACGCCTTCAAGTTTGCCAGCTAAAGGTCCAAGCTGTTCTGACAAAGATTTAGCAGTAGCACCCGGTGGCAGGTCTTGTCCATCGCCAGCAAAACCATAAGGACTGGACAACGCCGTTTCACCTCGAAGTTCCTCTGGTTCTTGTGGATCAAAGTGTACGTCAGCTACTACTCCTTCTGGCAATTCTGTAGGCTCAATAGAAAGAGGAAACTTGTTATTAGCAAACAATACATCTACAATCTGGCCATAAGCTGCCAGAGTCTTGGTCTTCGTTACCTTAATAAATACACGAGACTTTTCTGCCTCAGTAAACTGGACATCTGGTCCATACAAACCACGATAATTACGATAAGCCTTTAACCAGCGTTCTTCATCTTGGTATCGGTAATCTTCGGCCCGTTTATATTTTTCCATGATAACAGGAATAATGTTAGACACATCCGCATCATACTGCACAGAATCGTCTGTATCCTCCAACGCAATAGCGTCGTCTTCAATCATGATTTCATCTTCATCCATAATGTTTTTCCTTAATATCCAAAGGTTGCATCCGCTACTCGCATACCACCACCGGGTTTGCCCATAGGATCGTAATCAAATATACTAAACCTTGGTCTTGACATTATACCATATCTTAACGCATCATACAAGTGATCTTCTGAATTAGTGTCGATATCTTCGGGGTTTTTCTTGTCCAGCGGTATGGCGGGAAGTTGGGCCGTGATGTTTGTGCAAGTATTAAAGAAAACAAGTCTAGGTTCCTCTGTAAATTCATCTACCTGTAAACGCCTGTGTATTTCGTTTTTACCAGCTACACGGCTGCCCCTACTTCTATCGGATGGACGCCAACGGCATCCTCGACTAATCATTTGTTCAGCAAGGCTAGGACCAGTATCGCCACGCTTATGCCAAAGAGAACTGTCAAGAACACCATACTTAATATTGCCGTCTCCTGCCTCTGCCTCTAAGATCATATCTGCCAAGTCTGTTGCCAGAACTTTTGACACGTATAATTCTCTATATACGATAAGCTGTTCATCAGGTGCGACAGCAAACCAAACAACGCCAGACTTGCTACCATAACCATAGTCACAGGCACGAAACTTAACCCAGTTGTTAGGGATATCGTAAGGCTCAATAACATGAACACGGCGATCAAACTCAGTAAACGCCGCACCTTCTTTGATATCCCAATCCCCTTCAAGAAGTTGCCTTCTTTGCTGCTCCGGCAAGGAGAGAAGCATTGCTTCGTAATCTCCTGCTTCCGCAAGGTATGGATTATCAGAAAGTCGTGCGGGTATAAACCTTCGCTTAAAAAGAGATTTTCCAGCCTTGCTATGTCCTGCTGGGTATCGTAATACTTCTCCTGTTTCACTGTCCGTTGCCTCAAACGCTTTATTATATGGCGAGGGATCAATGAACATTTTCTTTACCCAGTGATGCCCTCTACCACCGGGGTTAGTTGTAGCCCTCATAAAGATAGGCAAGTCAGGCGCAGTGGACCGTAGACGAGAACGCATATAATTCCATGCGTAGGGTGTGGACCATTGAGTTAACTCGTCAAACCCTATCCAGCTAAATGCTAGACCCTGATAACGCAACACATCATCATCTCTGTCGAGGTATGACATCCACAACCTTGCGCCAGACGGTGCAGTCCACTGCATCTTTCTTTCTGACCATTTAATTCCGGGCCAGATTTTTGGGTACAGTTCTTGCGATTTAAAAATAAGTTCTCGCAATTCTTCTGTGGTATGGCGAAGAAGCAATCCACTGAAAGCGGGATGCCCCATGTACCTAAGAGGATCAGCCAGCATAGCGTAAGATTTACCGCCACCCGCTGAACCACCGTACAATACCTCTCGTTCACTTGCTGCAAGAAACTCAGTCTGTGGGCCGGGGTTGGGTTTAAATAATACGTTAGCGTGTTCTTCTATACTGCTAGTTTCGTATTCAGGTGCTACAGTTTCCTGTATTTCAACCGTTGGCTTTTGCGCCGGTTCTCGCTTCTTCGATTGCTTTCGCTTTGGCGATTGCCGTTTCCGCATATTCTGCCCACTTGCGGAGGCTTCTAGCTTGGTCCTTACGCTGTCGCTCATTTGCTAACCGTTTCCTTAATCCCACGTGAGATATATATCTATTTGTATTTGCACTAAGCCAATTCGCTACTTCACGATACGAATACTGATTTACGTGTTGCCTAGCTTTTTCAAGCAAATCTAATTCAATTTTTATTGGGTCAAGAATGTCGGGGTCTTCTTCGTTTTGCTTATAGCCAAATGGTACAGTCCTTGCAATGCGAGGTATCTGTACCCATTCGTTTTCTTCTTTAATGTCTGTTGGCTGTGGTAGTTTCCACTTGCCTATGCTTCGGGTCATTTGTTTTTTCGTCTATCCACAGTTGACAACACCATGCCACCTTTACGGAAGTCTTGTGTGCCTTTACTAGACTTTGTTACAGAGCCGCCTTTGTTTTTCTTTACTGTTTCAAACTTAAAAGTTACGCCAGACTCTTCTTTCTTTTGCCTTTTTGGTTTTGGCATAGGTAAATTTTTTGGCATTGGCTTACTTTTTGGCTTAGACTTTGGAAGTGTTTTTGGCGTGGTATTTGACGCACCTTCTTTTGGAGCCGTTTTTGGTTTAGGTTTTGGTCCCTGATCTTTTCTAGGATCGCTATCGCTTCCCTTTGTTCTCTCTGCTGCGGAAAGGGTTCCGTCAGCAACGGAAGAGATACCAAGCATATCATGAATAAAGTCAACGACACCGTAGGTGGCAGCACCACCAGCGGCAGCAGCACCAACACGGCGATTGATATTCTTACGCTTGTTACGCATATACTGTTGACTCTCATCCAGAATAGCACCCTTTACTTGATTATCAGAAAGATTGTCTAGTATATCTTTATCCATACCAAGTTTAGTACCCAGCTTATTAAGCTGCCGTCCAGTGGCTTGCGCCAAGAAATCTGCAAGTTTCATACCTGCTTTAATTTTGCCCATTAGTCTTCCTCCTCAACGGGTGCTTTAGGTGGCATAAGCATCACACCACCAGTTGCTTCTACCTGCATCTTCTCTGTCTTCACCAGACCTACACGGTCAAGCAGTTCTTTCGCGGCAGACATCTTATCACGAATACCAAGTTCCGTTGGATTATACAACGCACCTGTCATCGCCATCGCAGCCTTCGGCGCATTACGTGCCATATACATTTGAGTTGCCTCAAGTATCTCTTCTTTAAGACCCTTAACAATTTCGCCAGTGCTAGAAGTGTCAGCATACCCTGCCATTTTCTTGGCAGTAACCATATCACCGCCAGCTTCATCAAATAGTACAGCAAGAAATTTTTGCTGTTTCTCTGTTAATTGCCTAGCCATTTGTTTTCATCCTCTGTATAAGGCCACATATTATTTGCCTTTGTTTTGACACTTACCTACGGCCTTACAGTTGCTTGGTGTAGGGCAATTCTTACAAGGTTTAAACATTAAAATTCTCCGTTATGCATTGCATTTGCTAGTTTTGTTGAACGTGATTTTACCTGAATTGCCCACCTGCTGTCAAGCATTTCTTTTGCTGCATTAGGAAAATCTTCATTGTGGATAGCGTTCCACATATTTTTAAATTTACACAGACGTGGCACACCCATGTTAAAAGCCATGTCCATGAGTACAAGCTGACGTACAGAGTCCAACCTGTCTACGCAAGGGTGCGATCTCACAAGTTCCTCTTCGACAATCTGCACGTCATTCTCTGCAAGATACCGTGCATCAGCTTCTGTAATACCATGCTCATAAACTACAGCCATACTTGGTATGTCCATGTAGTCTAACTCTTCTTTGCTGATACCACGGTCTTCTAGGTTCCTACCAATTCCAATGGTGTCAATACCAAGGCTATCTTGGTACACAGTCAAGACCAACCCCTCATGTTCTATTAACTTGTCGATAAAGTTGGCTCTACTGTATTTCATTTTTCATGCCCCATCCAGACTGCAAACGCACCAGTCATTGCACCAGTTACAACGCTAACCAATGCGGACTGTTGTGTTGTAGGGTCTGGTAACGTCATAAACCACTCCACAACCCGCCAAGCGGATATTGACATCATAATCATCATCAAGCGGGGTAGTAGCTTCCACGCTAGAACTCTTTCCATTACTATTGTCACGATTTTTCCTCGCCTGTTCTTCTGTAGTTTGTTGGTGCGCTGCCCACATAGTCATTATTTTTTACCAAAGAATTTTGTAGCTGAACGTACGCCAAAAGAAGCGGCAACGATAACTCCCAAGGAATATTGATACCATTCAGGCATCGCATTGAGTTGCGCGAACCCATTTGCAACTACTTCTTCCATACCCGGAATGAACGCAAGAATGAGAGGAATGCTGAACAGTATCGTAAGCCACTCGTCTTTCCACGAATTGCTAGACCCTTTAGCCATTTCCAAATCCCAATCAATCTCGCCTGTCGCCTTTTTTTCCATGATGACAGCTTCCGCTTTAGCTTTCGCCACTTTGGTTGCAGCTTCTGCTTTAGTCTTTTCAACTTTTCCATTTAACCACGTTCCTGCCAGTTCAGTGACTGGTCCAATCAATAAGTTTAACATTACATACCCCTCCTAAACCGTGCTGTCTTTTTGGCAATAGATTTAGGCTGTTTTACAAACTGCTTTCCTGCAGCGGTTCCTTTTCTCTTGGCTCTAGTTGTAGCAGAATATTCAGCAGATGTCAAGGATTTAATAGCTTTCTCAGGTAAATACCTTTCACCTGTCTTTGCAGAAGGCTGTCCACTTTTAGTGCGCCACTTTTGTTTTGTCCATGCTTTTAAACTTTTTTGTGGGCTTTTAAGTGCCATTAAACAATTCCTCTACGGGCCATTCCCCAATACACAAGACCAGCTAGTATGCCTATTCCTGTCATAACGGCTAGAATTATTACAACAATCTCTACAAACTTCTGCCTACGTTCTCGTTGACGGTATAATGTCTGCTGCCGCTGTTTGCGAATGTCAGCTTCCATACGAATGAGTTCATCCCATTTAGATTGACCCATCGTGTATTGTATCCACGTCTTCAGTTCTTCTCGCTGCTTCTCTGCTTTAGTCTTTGCAGCAAAGGCTTCCATAGCCTCTTGTTCTACAGACGAACCAGCAAACAGCTTCTTAAAAATGGGCGGGTTCTTTGCTTCTTTTTCTGCTTGCTCTAGGTCAGACAGTGCGCCCATCCAGCGACCTAAGTCACTAGCCATCTGCTCTATGTCACGACCTACAGCAAAACCTTTTTTAATAG